AAGCGCTATCTGATACATTGAGTTTATTAGTCAACTAATCAACCAATGCAAAAAAGAACTATTGACCTGTTAACTGATTCTTATAAAGATCAGATGACAGCCAGAAGAAAATATGAATTTAAAAATAAAAACGGCGAAAAAATTGTCGATTTATATTTTAAACCTTTAACAAGGGATGATCGGGTTCGCGCACAATCAGCCGCAAATACAGATGATGCTTTGACGATATCAACATATCTTCTTTGTAAAAATGCAGAATTAGAAGATGGGTCAAAAGCATTTGCACCCGCAGATGCGCCAAACCTTCAAAGAGAACTTCCAGAAAGTGTATTGAATGAAATTGAATTATTTATGTTCGATATTCAATTGAATGTTGATACAGCAAAAAAATAATATCGCGAGATAATTGGATAAATTTTGAATTTTTTCTCGCAACAGAATTAGGTAAAACTATTCAAGAATTACGTTCTTTAATTACAGAAGAAGAACTGATATATTGGGCTGCATATTATGAAGTTAAGAATGAAAGAGAAAAAAGAGAATTAAATCGCCAAAGAGCAAATAAAAGGTAATATATAATAAAAGAGTTTTTAATTTGTGGCACAGGCTAATGTAAAACTTACTGTTGATGCTTCGCAAGCTACAAGAGCGTTACAAGGTGTTCAAACAAAAACTACAAAATTACAAGGCGCCTTTGGAGCATTAAAAACAGCGGTTGCGGGGATTGGAATAACAGTTCTAGCAAGACAGGCAATAAATACATCAGCTAATTTTGAAAAATTAAATGTAAGGTTAGGACTTTTAACAAAGGCTTCAGGAACTTTTGCAAGGTCACAGGAGGTCGCCGCAGAAGCACAAAAATCTTTTGGATTAAGCGCTACAGAAGCACTTGAAGGAATAACAGATATTACAGCAAGATTACAACCTTTAGGAGTTGGAGTTGAGGATATAAGAACAACATTTATTGGTTTTAATACTGCGGCAAAACTGGCGGGGGCGTCTGCGATGGAGTCATCCAACGCATTTAGGCAATTGGCGCAGGCGTTAGGTTCTGGTCGTTTACAAGGCGATGAATTTCGATCAATCGCAGAACAAGTACCGACTCTTTTAGCACCAATAGCAGAGGAATTAGATACAACAGTTGGCGGATTAAAAAAATTCGCTTCTGAGGGTAAATTAACAAGTGATGTTGTTATTAGAGCTTTAAAAAAAGTTGAGCTAGAGGGCGCCCCTGCACTCAAAGCATTGTTAGAAAATGACCCGACACAAGTATTTAAAAATTTAGGAAATGAAGCTGAAAACCTTTCAAGAGCATTTGGAGACCTTCTTTCCCCTGCTGTTTTACCAGTTATCAAAGCATTAACAAAATTAACTGCGGCTGCAACTGATTTTGTAAATTCTCCAATAGGAAAAACTGCCGCAATATTTACAGCAATTGCACTTGCAGCAAAAGGTGTTGCATTAATTATTCCTATTGTAACTTCAGGATTAATTGCTTTGGCTGCCGCCGGCGGTCTTGCAACTGTCGCATTAAACGCTTTACCTTTTGTTGCTATAGCAACAGGTATTGGAGCTATAATTACACAACTAATAAAACAAAAAGAAGAACAGGATAAACTTACTGATGCAATTAAGAAAGGAGAATTAGCACAATTAAGAGCGATAGAATCTGATCTTAGCGCAAAAATGGCAAAAGAATTTGCCATAATTAATTCTTCAAATGATAAGAGGTCAATCGCAGCGGCAGAAAAAAGGCTTGCTTTATTGAGAGCGCAATTTACGCCTATAAGAAATAGAATTAATGAAGTAATAAAAGAAAATGCTTTAGAAGAAAGAAAAAATGAAATAACGAAAGAAAATAAAGAAATACAAGAAGAAATAAATAAATTGATAAAAGATAATTTGGCAAAAAATATTGCTTATGAACAAGCAGAAATAGATGCTGTAGATGCAAAAGGAAAATTAATAGACAAATTAAGCGATCAAAGAGCTTTGGCACAAGCCGCGCTTGACGGCAATTTAGAACAAGTGCAAACACAACAAGAAATAAACGCTCTTGTTGCAATTCATGGCGAAGGAATGAGAGATATTATTACAGCATATATTGAAGGAACAAATGCACTTAAGGCACAAAAAACTGAAGCTGATAAGTTGCAAGAAACATTTGATGCGATTGGTGCTTCTATAGAATCGGATATAAAAGATAATTTAAGGGAAGCAATTATTGGGGCGCAATCTTTCGGGGATGCAATGAATAATGTACTTAATAGAATAAAATCAAAACTAATTGATTTAGCGCTTGATAAAATGTTTGATGGTTTTCAAGATAGTTTTTCTGATAATAAAAACCAAAAAGGTGGTATTGGTGGTTTCTTAGGTGGTCTTGTTGGTAGTTTCTTTAGAGCAAATGGCGGGCCGGTTAAAGCGGGTCAACCTTATGTAGTTGGAGAACGTCAACCAGAATTATTTGTTCCTAACAGGTCAGGTACAATTTTACCCTCTGTTCCGTCTGGCGATAATATTACAAATATAGTGAATGTATCAGTAGATGCTTCTGGCAGTTCAGTTGAAGGGGATGGTGCAATGTCGCAACAATTAGGACAGACAATTGCGTTAGTTGTACAAGAAACTATCGTTAGAGAAAAAAGAAATGGAGGTTTATTGGCATAATGGCAACTTTTCCAAGCATTACACCCGCCTACGGAGAAACCCAAACGATTGAGCAAGATAATATTGTTGTAAAACTTGGCGATGGATATGAACAAAGATTGGTCAGAGGTTTAGCAGCAAATAAACGCTATCACGTTGTAAGTTTAGTGTTTAATATCACACAAGCTGATGCAAATACTATAAACACTTTTCTTAATGCACGTTTTGATGACCAAGATGCTTTTCAGTACACGATAGGGGGAGAATCTTCAGCAAGAAATTTTAAATGCACTAGAAGAAGTGCATCTATACCCTATAACAACAGAGTCACAATGAATCTGACATTTGAAGAAGTTTTTGAACCATAATGGCGATACCACATTCTGAACTACAAAAAATAAATCCAAATTCAATAATTGAATTGTTTGAATTAGAACTTGTCGAGGGTTTACATTATGCAACTGGTAATCCAACAAATGTTCCTACAATCTACCGCTTTCATGCCGGTGGCAATATAAGTACCTATGCGAATATTGTTTGGCAAACAAATACTTACGAAAGATTCCCAATTCAGGCAGAAGGTTATGAATATTCTGGCGAGGGGAAAATTCCAAGGCCAACTTTAGTAATGAGTAATTTAGGTGGTATCACAAGAGGGGGTTCAGTTATCAGGGTTACAGATTTATTAATCACAGTAAATTTAGTCACACCTCATAATGATTTACTAGATGCAAAAGTAACAAAAAGAACTATAACAGCTGATGCGTTAGATGCAAGTAATTTTGCGGGCAATACAAACCCTTTCGGAACCCCAAGTTCAAACGAATTGCCACAAGAAATTTATTTTATTGATAGAAAAATTCAAGAAAGTAGGGATGTTGTTTCGTTTGAATTAGTTAATAGACTTGATATGGAAAACAAAAGAGTACCAGCAAGGCAAGTAACAAGAAAAGATTTTGAAGGTGTTGGTACATTCGTAAACTAATTATGAATGAATTTTGTAAGTTACAAGCTATCGCACACGCTAAAGAGGTGGCTCCAAATGAATGTTGTGGATTATTTTTAAAAACTGAAAAAGGATTTGAATATTTTAGATGCAAAAATGTAGCTCATGAGTTTGAAGCTAATTCTTTTGTTATTGACCCTTTTGATTTTGCAGATGGCGAAGATAAAGGAGAAGTTGTTGGAGTTCTTCATTCACACCCTCAAAACGTATTAGAATTTTCGCCAGAGGATATTGCAAGTTGTAATTCAATACAAATACCTTTTTATCTTGTTTGTCCAGATTTAGATAAAATGATTGTAATTGAGCCTAAAGAAGATGCTTAAAAAAATAAAAGTTTACGGGTTTTTAAGAAAATATACAGGCCAAAGTGAATTTATGGCTGATGTAAATTCTCCTTATGAAGCATTTAGTTTTTTATTTTGTAATTTTAAAGGTCTTGAAGAAAAAATGACAAAACAACTTTTTTGTGTGAAAGTAGGCGATAAACCAATTACAAAAGATTTTTTAAATATAAGGACAGAACAAGAAATTAAAATTATTCCTTTGGTTCATGGAAACTTTTTTACTTTAATTTTCGGTTTAGCTCTCAACTATGTAGCAAAAGAATATATAAAAAACACAATTATTAAATATGTTGTGACTTATATTGCTTTAAATTTAATACAAAAAGGTGTAAATGATTTAATTGCACCTCAAGAAGATACAAGAAATAGAGACTCAGGACAAGACCCATTAGACCCATCTTCATTAGCAAGTAATTATTCATTTACAGGGCTGACAAATATTTCTCAAGCTGGTATTCCTGTGAATCTGGCTTATGGAGAAATTGTAGTTGGTTCTATTGTGGTATCTAATGGAATTGATACAGTTCAAGTAGAAGGTACAAACTAATGAGTATAAAAGAATTTGATCAAAACACTACTTTTTCAAATCCTGATTTGCCGAGTGGTGCATTATCTTCAAAACAATTTAATACGATTGTAGAGTTACTTTCTGAAGGAGAGATAGAGGGGAGTGCAACAGCATCAAAAAACGGAGTTACAGATAAAACATCAACAGCTTATGTAAATAGTTTCAAAAAAGACATTTTTTTAAATAAAACACCAATTTTACAAGCTGCTGCAAGTGTAACAGCACCACAAGATAGTGATTTTAATTTTCAAGATGTTGGTCTTGATTTTAGAGACGGAACTGCAAATCAAACATTTATTTCTGGGATTAAAAATATTGAAACGGAGGTTGGTATTGGCACAGAAGTAACAACTACAAATCCAGTTACACACACAGTTAGTCAATCAACAATAAACGCTGTAAGGGTTACATTGAATTTTCCATCAATACAAAGTTTTAATGATCAAGGAGGAATTGATGGCCGTACTGTTCAGTTAAGAATTAAAACTATTGAAAATAACGGCGCTACAACAACTGTTGTAGATGATCTAGTGAGTGGAAGATCAAGTAACGCATATTTTAGAGATTATTTAGTAAATTTAAAATCAACCACTTCGTATCCTGTTCAAATAAGAGTTGAAAGAGTAAGTCCAGACAGTACTGATTCAAATATTATTGATGCTTTCAGATTTAATTCTGCAACAAATATAATAATGAAGCAAAACGCATATCCAAATACTGCTCATACAGCTTTACGATTTAGTGCTGAAAAATTCCCAAGAATACCAAATAGACGTTATCGAATAAGAGGAATAAAAGTAAAGATTCCGTCAAATGCAACAGTAAATGCCACACATGGTAATCTCACTTATGCTGGTACATGGAACGGCACTTTTAAAGCAAATAAAGAGTGGTGTTCTGACCCTGCTTGGATTTTGTACGATTTATTAACAAATGATCGTTATGGTTGTAATATTGCTGAATCTTCTCTTGATAAATTTAGTTTTAAGTCTGTTAGTGAATATTGTAGTTATTTAGTAGATGCTGGGAATGGCGATGGAAGCACAGAACCAAGATTTAGCTGCAATGTAAACATTACCCAACAATCTGAAGCATTTAATCTTATAAATTCTTTATGCGGTGCAATGAGGGCTATTGCTTTTTATGCGGCTGGTTCAGTTTCTATATCTCAAGATGCTGAAGGAAAAGCAACTAAATACATATTTAATAACTCAAATATTACTGAAGATGGTTTTGTTTATAACGGCTCAAGTCTAAAAACAAGACACACAGTAATCAATGTTCAGTATTTTGACATGATTACACAAGAATTAGATATTGAAACTGTCGAAGCTGACGCAGCAACACAAACAAAATATGGAGTAGTAACAAAAACGATAAAAGCATTTGCCTGTACATCTAGGGGTCAAGCTGCCAGATTAGGAAAATGGTTTTTATTTAATGAACAAAATTCAGGGGAAACTTGCGCTTTTGCAACAACTTCGGCCGCTGGGGCTTTAGTTAGATGCGGAGATATTATTGAAATTGCAGATTCATTAAAAGCGGGGGTTAGGAGAGGTGGCTTGCTTTCTTCTGTAACAAGTACAACTGTAGTTGTATTAGATGACTCAGCTTCAACAGACATACCAACTTCTAACAGCCCAACAATTTCTATTGTTATGCCTGATGGTTCAGTTGAAACAAAAAACATAAGCAACGTATCAGGAGCAACAATTACTGTTTCTTCGGCATTTAGTACAACACCAAATGTAAATGCACCTTTTGTTTTAGAAAGTTCAACTTTAGAAACAACAACATGGAGAGTTGTCTCTGTAAGTGAAAATGATGATACAACTTATTCAATTACTGCACTTGAACATAATGAAAGTAAATATGCTTTTGTCGAAGATGGTGCGGCTTTACCAGTAAGAAATACAACTGCATTAACAGTAATTTTAGACCCGCCAGAGGGATTATCGGCACAAGAAAAAATCGTAATTATTAACAATAAAGCTGTTGCAAAGATTCTTATTGATTGGCAAACTCAACAGGGAGCAAATAGATATGAAGTTCATTACAGGGTTGATAATGGAAGCTTTTTTAAAATTGATACAGTATCTAGTGATGCTGAAATAGTTAATAGTCAGGCAGGTAGATATGAATTTAGAGTATTTTCTTTTAATGGTCTTGGAGAGCCAAGTAGAACAGCGGCAGAATTAACTTTTGACGCTGTAGGTAAAACAGCACCACCAGCGGATATAACAGGTTTAACTTACGAACCTTTAACAGATAAACTTGCAAGGCTTAGATGGACACCTGTTACAGAAGCAGATGTTCTCGCAGGGGGTCGTATTTTCATCAGGCATACGCCAGACACTACAGGAAATGGCACTTTTTCAAATGCAACTGACCTTGTGACCGCTGTTTCTGGTAACACAAGTTCTGCAGAAATTCCAATTTTAGCAGGAGAGGTAATTCTAAGGGCGCAAGATGATGGGGGTCGTTTTAGTACTGGCGAGACATCAGTAATTATTGACCCTCCTGACCCAATACCATCATTAATTACACAAACTAGAAGAGAAGATCAAGACAATCCAAAATTTCAAGGAACAAAAACAACCACAGCTTTTGATAGTGTTTCAAATTCCTTAACTTTAACTGGTACAGGTTTAAATGATGCTATATCTGATTTTGACGCAGAAACTAGTTTTGATTTTATAGGTGGTGTTGCATCATCTGGTACTTATGAATTTGGTGGAACCGCTGGCGGTACTTTTTTAGATTTAGGTGGTGTATTCGCTTTAGACCTCAAAAGGCATCTTAAATCAGAAGCTATTTACCCAAATGATTTAATTGATAATAGAGGTTTGATTGATGACCTACAAGATTTTGATGGTACTGGTAGTGTTGATGTTAATGCTATTACTGAAATAAATGTAACTCAAGATGACCCTAGTTCTGGTTCTGCAACCTACGCTGGTTTTCAAACTTTTGCAAATGGAACTTATAAAGGTAGAGGATTCAAGTTTAGAAGTACCTTAACATCTGGCGACCCAGCCCAAACGATCAGAATAACAGAATTAGGTTATACAGCAAGTTTACAAAGAAGAACAGAATCAGGCACACAAACATCAAGTGGCTTGACTACTGTTAATTTCAGTTCGCCATTTTTTGTCGGCACAAGTTCTTTATTAGGTGCAAACACACAACTACCATCAATAGGAATTACGGCAAGTGATTTACAGGCAGGGGATTTCTTTACGTTGTCTGACATCACAGCTTCATCTTTTAAAGTGCAATTTAAAAACAGTTCAGGCGCTTCAATAAATAGAAATTTTAATTTTACTGCCGTAGGGTTTGGTAAAGGTGGATAAAACAGCTATCATAGAAAAAATTGCTTTAAATTAAATGGCAAGAGTCGATAATACGGGTGGTTCAGGCTTTGTTGTTGATAACGGAACTGGACTTGTTGTTAGAACAAAATTAAATCAAATAATTGCTGCACTTAGTACTTTAAATCAAGGTTCTGGCGACCCTTCAATCGGTGTTGCAGCTTATGTTCCGCATATTGATGGTAATACATTAAAAATTAGAAATGCCGCTAATAATGCCTTTGTCAGTTTAGGCGATGTAAGCCTTGCAAACTTTGGTCATGCGTCTTTATCTTCGGAAAATACATTTACAGCAAGAGCAACTTTTAATGTTACTTCCTCAATAACTTTACCTTCTGGAACAACTGCTCAGAGGGATGGCAGTCCAGCTGTTGGTATGATACGTCATAATAGCCAAACAAATACCTTTGAAGGATACAACAATGGTGCTTGGGGTTCATTAAGTGGTGCAAGTGGCATATCAAACGTAGTTGATGATACATCGCCACAGTTAGGTGGTAATCTTGATGTTCAAGCGTTCGAGGTAAATACTTCTACTACAAACGGAAATATAAAAGTAACACCAAATGGTACAGGATTATTTGAGATAAAAGGAAATACAAATGATGGAACTTTACAACTTAACTGCAATCAAAACAGTCATGGTGTAAAAATTAAATCCCCTGCTCATAGTGCTGGTCAATCATATACTTTGATTTTGCCAGACAACCAAATTGCTGCTGATAAAGTATTAAAAGTAAAAAGCATTTCTGGTTCTGGTGCAACGGCGGTTGGTCAGCTTGAATATGCAGATGCTGGTGGTGGTGGTGGAACTGGTGGCGGTGGCGAGCAAATTTTCTTTGAATCGGAAAATGAAATGAATAACAGTTACACAATTTCATCAAATCATAACGCTTTAGTCGCCGGCCCTCTCACTATTGCTTCTGGTGCTACACTAACAATAAATAGTCCTTCAGTTGTAACGATTCCATAATGGCTTTAGTTCTTGACGGTTCAAACGATACAATCACTGGATTACAAATAAATTCAGCAAATATTGTAAATGGTTCTATTACTGCTGATGATTTAGCAAGTGGAGTTACTAAAGTTCTTCAGGTGGTATCTGTTTCAAAAGGAGATAAACAAACTTGGACTGGTACAGCAAAAACAGAAATAACTAATTTAGCACCAACTATCACACCTTCAAGTGCTAGTAATAAAATTCTCGTTTTGGGTACTCTTTATTCAAGTAGCAATGTTGCTTCTGTAACTGCATACAATGTGGTCGAAAGAAGTATCAATAGTGGTTCATTTACAACGATTGGAAACCATATTGATGCTAGTGATTCAAATTCTACACAAGCTCATGGACATGGTGGACCTTTTAATGGAACTTGGAATTTAATGAACTCTTCTATAAACTTTTTAGATTCTCCAAATACAACACAAGCGATTGTATATAAATGGTTTATGCAATCTGAAGGTGGCACAATGTACATAAACAGAACTGGTAGAAACAACACAGTCTATCACCCTAAAACATTATCAAATTTAACTCTTATGGAGATAGCAGCGTAATGGGATTAGATTTCGAAGCTATTTACAAAGCATATTCAACAGTTGTTTCTATTGATGATTCTGCTGGTGCATTTGATAAAGATGGAAAGTCTGTAACTTTAGATCAAAGCAAGATAGATGCTGCACGAGCCACACTTGATGCTGATTATGCAAAAATAAAATATAAAGATGATAGACAACCTTTATATCCATCTTTAGGAGACTTTGCAGACGCTATGTACTGGAATAGTAAAGGAGATTCTACTAAACTAGAAGCATATTACGCAGCCTGTGAAAAGGTAAAAACCGACAACCCAAAGCCTAGTTAACAATGAGCAAGATAAAACTAAATGCAGCATCAGGTGGGGGGTCAGTAAGCCTCGAAGCACCAACATCTACAACAAGCAACGCAAAT